TACAGTTTCCGGTGCGGGGGCTCATTTCAGATCCTCCGCCCACCTTGCAATGTAGCGCCAGAATGCGGGCTCGTTGTGCTCGAATCCATCGCCGTATTCTCCGTCGATTGTCGCTGCGCTGATGGATTCTACTAGCGCCTCGTCCTTCATGTCATGGGCAAGCTGGTTCATAGTTCCGAGCCACTCTTCTAATTTGGCGTTCGCGGTCTCGTAGAACGGCTGCCCATCATCGAAAGGGCAGGCTTCTAGCCATTCGCAGGCGTCCGCGTATTTACGCGCTATTCCTGCTAGTTCCTCGTTGGGTTTCATACTATGTTCTCCTTGGGCGCGGTTGCCCATCCGTATCCTACCACAGCGGAGTGCGGCCCGCAAGGTATATTTCTCTGTACGCGTAGGTTCTATACGCTCAACCCGCTGCGTGCCCAGGCTTTCAACATACGCACGGAATGCGTTGAGGAATGGATCGCCGAAGAGGGGTTCCGTGAACCTGTTATATACCTTACGACATGTATACCCGCTCCCTACCCTACTCTTCATTAGGAGGGGACTATACGCGCGGCAGCAGCCCACAGTGGCAATACTTCATTGTGATGTTGTAAGGGGCTACGCCGGGGGTGGTGTAGCGGCGGCTGCTGCGCAAAGACAGGGTACGCGGCGGGTATACATGTTTGTCGTATGCCTTCTTGCAGGGCCTCCTTTCGGTGTTCGCTGCGAAATGCCTCGCTGCTTGCAGAATGTCTTGCGGGGTTCCGCGAACGTCTTGCAGGGTTCCGAATGCGTTGCAGAATGCAGAACGTCTTCATGAACGCCTTCGCTATGTTCTGAATGCCTTCGTGGTTCAGTGAACGTCTTCGCCGTGTTCCGAACACAGAAAAGCCCCGAACAGCTCGCGCCGAACGGGGCTTCTGAATGCTAGATTTTGACTGCGAACGCGTCGTGCGTAGAAGCTAGGCCGAATTCCTCTATGGCCCACAGAAGGTCTTGGACCTGAATGTCCAGAAGGAATGCGGCGCGTTCTGAATCTACGTTCGCTTCTACTAGCGCGCCGTGTTTCGTATAGACGTTGTATTTCATGCTATTTCTCCTGTGGGAGGAGGGCGGCATTCGCGCCGCCCGTTCCTGTTAGAGGCTGAACTTGTGGACCAGAATCTGCAGGTCCGCTTCGGGCATCTGGCGCTCCGTGCCGTCCGCCAGTTTCAGCACGCCGCTGTCCGCCAGCCTGCGACGAAGGGCGATGCCACCCGTCATCCGAAGCCTACCCTCCCAGCCCGGCGTCCTGCTCGTCCACTTGCTGTGGTCGATCCCATTCGCGTCGAGCAGCGCGTAGAATTCCTCGACGCGCAGCTTGTCCTTCTCCGTGAGGACCAGCTCCTTCATCTGGCGAGCCAGCCAGTCCCACGTGGACCGCTTCGCCGCCTTGCCCTTGATGCCCGCCGCTTGCGCGCGGTGCTTGTAGAGCAGCTTGTAGTGGACCGGCACCTTGGACTTTGGCAGGGCGATCTGCATGTCGATTTCGGCCACGGCGAGCTGCTCGGCGCGATCGGTTGTGAGATCGGGCAGGATGCGCGGCTCGGTTGCAGGGACCTCTGCGATTTCGAGTGCGGGGATCTGCAGAGCGGCCTGCCGCTCGGTTTTGGTCTTGCGTCCCATTTCGGGTCTCCTAGTGCGGGGAGAGCGCCCCGCTTCGCGACCGGGCGGCCGCCCGATCTGTCTGCATTGTACCACAATACAAAGCCCAGCGCAATCAACTCACAGTTGTACTTTGATCACGTTTTGTTACAGACTGTAACACGGCGTGAGTCAATTCATAGTTGTACAACTGATTTGCCACTTGGCAAGCAATTCGTAGTTGCAACAATCATAAGTTGTTCGTACCCGCACGTTTCTCACAACTCCCCCGCGTGCAATCGCGCGTTGTACAACCGGAAGTTGAGGGGACCCGTTCGCTGCTCCCTGCATTCCAGTTTGCGTATGTGGTATCCCCTTTTCGGCCCATTCCGAACCCACATACGTCACATACCAGTACTTGACAGCCCGCCCGGCCTGTGCTATGCTCCTCAATAGTCGCCACCGTAAACCCCAGGAACCGCGTTTTGCCCGTTTCGAACGTAGCCAACGCTCCCCCCGCCTTCGAGACCGACGATCAAGAGCGTTTGTGGAAGCTCGCTTCACTGGACGCCGAACAGCTCTCCTCGCGAGCCGAATCCCTTCCGGATTCTCGGTATAAGTCCAGCTTCCTCACGTCTTTGGAACTCGCCATGATGTGGCTTGGAAAAGCGGTGGCGACTACTGGCTCTATGAATGCTGAATCGCCAAGGCTGCCTCCTTTCGGCGAGGATTCCTAACCCCCACAGGAGAGTGAACATGCCTACCGAAACATCTAAGCCCGCCTCGAAGCCGGACGCTTTGGCTAGCACTTCGACCGGCGGGGCAAAAGCCCGTAAAGACGAAGATCAACAGACTATAGCCCCTTTCGGTTCGCGCGTTGCGGACCAGATGGAACAGATGTTCCTCGATGGCGACGCTATCGACCGCGATCTGAAACGCCTCCCGAAGATGGATGCGAACGACCCCCGCGTCGGGCTCGGCAAACCTCACATTCTGAACACCGAAGAGCAGACAGCAAAGGCGGGCGAACTCGATCCCGGTGACGCCGGATGGATCGAGCTGGACGAAAAGGGAACCCCGGTCGGCGAAGCAACAAACGTTCCGCCAGTGAACAAACCCGCAGCTCCGGTTGTAGGAGTGGTCGAAAGTCAGCCGAGAGTTCTCGCGACCCCCGGCGGCGCGTTCCTCACCGACAAAAACATGCAGCCGAGCCCGCAGCTGTATAAGTATAGTTCCCCCGCGTACAACCGCGACTACACTAAAATGGCGGAACTGGTCGCGGAACGTGACAAGCTGGTCATGCCTGGCGACACTGCGGCCAGAAAACCGGCAGCATAGGATCAGTGGCAACGGGTATCCCCCCCGACAAACGTCCCTATGAGACACCCCGTTGCTATTGTAGAAGGGGGGCGGACCCCATCCAACTCCCCGCCCCCTTTCGCCCTCACCACAATAGGAGCCAAATATGGCACAGCCAGCCCAGACCGAAATGGAACGCCTCGACGCACTCGCTGAAATGCGCGAGACTGCCGCGGCGGCAGCCAAGCAGAAGATTACCAAACTACTTCGCGGCTATCCGCGCGATGCTCCGGCTGAGTTCGTCCTTTTCGGTTACGCTGGCGTGAAGGTCACTCTCGGCGAAATGAAGGATGCATTCGGCATAGAATAATGACTCATGAATGAGGTAGCCCGCCTTGATCCGCGAATACCGCTGGACTTGCAGCCACTGCCCACGATGCCTTATATTCAGCGGCCGATCGAACTTCCCCTCGACGTGGAGGAATGTCGAACCGCTATTTGGTATTCGCGTGGGAACATCACCCAAGCCGCAGCTATACTCAAAATTTCGTCGGGAAGGCTGCGCAGTTTCGTTGGGAAATCTCAATACCTCACTAGAGAGGTGGAAGAAGCTGCGGAACAGCTGGTCGACCGCGCAGAAACTATCGTCGCAGAAGCACTAGACGATGAAGAGGACAAATCCCGTCAGGACCAGATGGCCAAGTTTGTTTTGAGTTCGTCGATGGCCAAAAGACGTGGGTGGGGTTCTGGATCGAACCCCTCCGTATCCATCAAGAACCAGGGTTCAGGCACTTTAGTCGTCGGTTGGGCCGACGGAACTAAGTTTGAGCCAAAGCAAGAAAACGAAACCGTAATTGAGGGGGAATATAAGAGGGATGCTGGATAGTCCAGCCCTCGACGTAGATCGTGGCGATCCTGTTGAGCCGCAGCAGGTAATTGTACCTTATCGTCCGCGAAACCACCTCCTACCTATTCACAACTCTCCCAAGCGGTTCAAGTTCGTTACGATGCATCGCCGCGCGGGCAAGACGGTCGGAATCATTAATCACATCATTCGAAAGGCGATGGAGAATACCCGTCTGACCCCTCCGCCGCGTTACGCATATATTGGCCCATCATTCGCACAGGCCAAGGATCTTGTTTGGGGGTATCTGAAACATTACACGAGCACTATTCCGGATGTCAAGTTTTCGGAGGGGGACCTGTTCTGCGTGCTTCCTAACAACGCGAAGATATCGCTATATGGAGGAGCCGGTGCTTATGAAAGAATGCGGGGTCTCTATTTCGATGGTGCTGCTCTCGACGAATTTCCTATGCTCAACCCAGCTGCATGGAGCAGCGTTGTACGCCCTTGTTTGGCCGATTACCGTGGTTGGGCTATCGTAAGCGGCACTTCGAATGGCGACGATCACTTCCACGCGCTCAAGAAACGCGCCGAACGCGATCCTGAGAAGTGGGACATTTATATAATACCCGTCACGGAAACCGACGCACTCGACCCGGAAGAGGTCGTAGAAATGACGTCGGACATGACCGCCGCCGAGTATGCCCGTGAAATGCTCTGCGATTTCAACGCGCCGATCGAAGGGTCTTACTACGCCGAAATAGTCAACGAACTGCGGCTCCAAGGCCGAATGACGCAGGTTCCGTACCAGAGTGACGCCCAGGTATTCACTTGGTGGGATTTGGGCATCGACGACGAGACATTCATATGGTGTGTTCAGCGCGTCGGTCAGTCACTTCATATTATTGATACTATCGCGAACACCGGTCAGAGCCTCGAATACTACGCGAATCAATTGAAACAGCGCGGATACGTTTACGGCGGACACGTTTTGCCACACGATATTAAAGCACGCGAAATGGGGACGGGCAAGAGCAGGTACGATACACTCACACAATTTCTCGATAACGTCATAATTTGTCCGATGCTATCCGTGGAGGATGGGATAAACGCCGCGCGATCCGTTCTACGCATGTGCTGGTTCGACGAACCCCGTTGCCAGGCTGGAATACAGGCGCTGATGAACTACCAGAAGGGAAAGACGGGCCGACCGGTTCACAACTGGGCTTCGCACCCCGCTGATGCATTCCGGACGGGTTCCGTAGCGCTCAACATGACCATAGGTTCCCTTTCGGGGAGCGGGCGGAACGTCTTACCGTTCGCTGGACCGCTTCGTAGACGCATTAGGAGGCTTCGGGCATGAATGTAGTGTTCAACAAGCCTCTCGAAGACCCGATGGCGCTTGAGCGGGTATTCGATAATAACAACACATCCATGGGCGAGCCGATGGCTCGGTTGGATAATCCAGAGGAGTATGAGAACCTAATCCGGAATATGATCAAAGATGCGCAGAGCTTCGAGGAAAGCACTCTGCAGCCGGAACGCGACACTCTGCTGCAGTATTTCTATGGGGACATTCCGGCAGCGGATTCAGTAGATGACGAGGGAAACCCTACCACCTCGACAGTTGTATCGACGGATGTTCGTGATACCGTCATGGCGATCATGCCGTCACTCATCCGCATTTTCTGCGCGCCAGAGCACATTGTTTCATGCATGCCGAACCATAATGGTCAAGAGGAGATGGCCAAGCAGGCTACGGAATATATAGAGTATGTGTTCTGGGAGGACAATCCTGGCTTCCTGTTGCTCCACGACGCGTTTAAGGATGCGCTTACGACGAAGACCTGCGTAACGCATTGGTACACCGATAATGAAACCGAAGTGGTGACGCAAGAATTCGAGAACATTACTCAGGAGCAGCTCCAGTTCCTCATTTCGGAGAACGAGACGATCGAAGTGCTCGAGGCGAATGCTAGCTCGACGCAGCCAGATATGCTCGAGACTGTTTCGCTGCGCTGGGAAGTGAGCAAGCCTACTTTAAAGATCGTGGGCATTCCGCTCGACGAGTTCCGGGTGGATCGGAAGGCGCGCAGCGTGGACGATGCGTCATTGATTGGGTTCCAGACCATCAAACGAATTGGCGAACTGGTGGCGGCTGGTTATGATGAAACCATACTTAGCCAGTTCACCGGGGCGACTCAGCCATATTCTGCAGACCGGATATTCCGAAATGTCGGACTGGATGAGAACAGCCCTCTCGAAGCATTCGAGATCGACTACGGAGAGTATTACGTTCGTGTCGATAAAGATGGGGACGGCATCGAAGAACTCCGGAAAATTTGCACAGTTGGCAGTAATAATACGATCATCGCGGACGAACCCGTTCAGTGGGCGAACTTTTCTGTCGGTTGCCCCGATCCGAAGCCGCACACGTTGATCGGGGATTGCCCCGCCGATTTGGTTACTGATATTCAGCGGATTAAGACGAATATGCTGCGCGGGTCGCTCGACTCGCTTGCGCAATCAATCTGGCCGCGAACAGTTTTCAATGAGCTGTTGGTGAACGTGGATGATGTTCTTAACGAAGAGATCGGGGCTGCAATTCGTACAAGAGGCGCACCGCAAGAGACCCTTATGTCCATCGCCCACCAGTTTGTGGGCCAGCCGGTCTTTCAGATGTTCGACACTATGGAGAGGCTCCGGCAAGTTCGTACCGGCATATCGGACGCGTCTAAAGGCATCGATCCTAAAGCACTCCAGAGCACGGCGATTACCGGCGTCGAGGCCATTATCTCTGGAGCCCAGGAGCGAATCGAACTTATCGCTCGACTTATGGCTGAAACCTGGCTCAAACCCATCTTTAGAGGACTCCTCCGAGAAATAACGAACCACCCGAACCAGCAGCGAACCATTCAGCTCCGCGGCAAGTGGACAGATGTTCAGCCGAGCACTTACGATCCTAACATGCGCATTTCGGTGAACCCCACGCTCGGTAAGGGTTCGGACGTTGCGCGGCTGATGGCTCTGCAGGAGGTCAAACAGACCCAGTTGCTAGTCATCGAGAAGTTCGGGGTCAGCAATCCGGTAGTCGGGCCGCAGGAGTTTATCAACACCGTAACCGACATGATGGCGATCGCGAACGTCAAGAACACGCAACGTTACTTCAAGGATATCCCGCCTGAGGTGATGGAACAGATCATGAATGCGCCGAAGGATCCCGATCCGGCTTTGGTGCTTGCACAGGCCGAGATGGAGAAGCGCCGCGTTGAGATGATCAAGGAGCAGGCGAAGCAGGTGGCGGACCAGCGGAAGCTCAAGATCGACGATGATTTCAAGCGCGACCAGTTGATGGTTACGAGCATGCTCGACGCCGCCAAGATCGAGGCGCAATTCGCGGTAGACGTAAACGAGCAGAGAATTTTGCAGGAAAATCAAGCTAACGAATTGGCACAGGAAGATGAAGGATCAGTTCCAGCTTGATGAACGTGCCGCTGAGGCAAAAAATATCCTGAATAGTCCCCTGTTCCAGGAGGCGATCAGGAAGATGAGGGAGCATCATATCGCTCGTCTAATGCAAGCAGTCGTAGGTTCGGATGAGGCTAAAGAAGCCCACGCAATGCTCAAAGTGGTCAGTGAGTTCGAAGTCAACTTTCAGAGCATCATGACGGACCAGAAGATGGATCAGTACTACAGGAAGGCGCAACATGGCACCGGATGATGATATGGAATCGGCCGCTCAGGCTTTCGATGCAGCTATAACTGCCGAACAGCGCGGCAATCCGCCTGCGCCTCCGGAGGATACTTCGAAGCAGAAACCCACTGAGCGGATGTTCGGCAATCTGGGGAAGACCGAGGTAGACGACGAATCCCCGGAGAAGGGTGGCGGCGATGATGAAGCCGACCCTGAGGCAACTATTTACGCCAAGCAGAATCGCGGAAAGGAGGCTAAGAAAGAAAATGAGACAGAGGCGGAAGACAACGAGTCCGAAGAAGGGGACCCAGAAGCCCTCGTGGAAGAAGATGAGGAAGACGACGAGCAAGAAGAAGATGACGGAGGGGTTGACGCAGGCGAGCTTGACCTATCCACTAAAGTAAAGGTGATGGTCGATGGTGAGGAAGCCACCGTTCCGCTCAAAGAGGCTCTCGAAGGCTACATTCGTACTGAAACCTTCCACCGTCGCCTTGGGGAGATCGAGGAAGGACGGAAAGTCGTTCAAGCTGCCGCCGCCGATGTCGTTCAAAATTTCCGGTATTCCCAGCAGCTAATCGAAACCATGGAAGGCCAGTTGAAGGAACTCGTTCCTCCTGAGCCGAATTGGGATGAGGAATTCGCCAAGGACCCGCAGAAAGCTCGGCACTTGCAGAAATACTACCAGCAGGTTGCCGATTTCAAGGGGAAGCTGCAGAAGCAGCGCGACGAGATTAACCAGAAGCAAGAGGCGCACAACGCTGAACAGCTGAAGGCTTATGCGGAGACGGAGGAAATTCGTTTCAATCGTCTAAACGCAAAGAATTGGGGTGTCGATCCGTCTAGAAAGGCGAAAGACCTCCAAGCAATGCGCCGTACGGCGCTAACCGAGGGCTTTACAGAGGAGGAGTTGAACGGCGTCTTTGATAGTCGCATGCTTCAGGTCCTTCTGAAAGCCTCTAAGTACGATCGCATTATTGCGACAAAGCCGAAACCTAAACAGGCGGCTACCAAGTCAGTACCACCCGGACCGGGAAAACGTTCAGTGAACGGGACTGGTCGCAAAGGCATAGCTGACGCGATGAAGAAACTCGCCCGGACTGGAACGGTAGAAGATGCTGCTCCAGTCTTTGATCAAATCTTGCGCCAAAGGTAGAGAAAATGCCTAACAAAGTAGCAGGCGCTTTCACGACCTACAACGCTCAGGGCAATCGTGAAGACTTGTCGAATGCGATCTACAACATCGATCCGTTCGATACGCCGATCATGTCCTTGGCTCGTCGTCGTAACGTGAAGGCTCGTACATTCGACTGGCAGACCGAAAATCTGCCGAACGTCGATCCCAACAATGCCCAGCTCGAAGGTTTTGAGCTGACCAGAGCCGGTGGACAGGCAACTGTCCGACTGACGAACGTCTGCCAGATTTCGTCGCGCGATGCGACCGTTTCTGGTTCTCAAGAAGCCTCGGATGCAGCTGGTAAGGGCTCCGAAATGGGTCACCAGATGGCTATGAAGTCGAAGGTGCTCAAGTCGGATATCGAAACCATCATGTCGAGCAGACAGGCTCGCGTCGATGGTGATGATACTACTCCTCGCAAGACTGAAGCGATCTCCCATTGGATCGCTCGTGCAGTTGACCGTAACGCAGTCGCAGGTGATGCCGTTATTGGTGTGACGGCTGGCCTTCCGGTTACCGCAACCGGCGCGTTTGCCGCTGTCGCTGGTGCTTCTCAAGTTGCTCTCACCGAAATTATGCTTGGTGATGCGATGGAACGCGCCTATGGCAACGGTGCTCGACCAGATACGTGGGTGGTTCCGCCCGCTATCAAGCGTACTGTCTCTACCTTCAAGGGCCGCGCAACCACGCAGGTTCTCGTTGGGAAGACGGAAGTGGTCGAGACGGTCGACATTATCGCCACCGATTTCGGTCGCGTGAAGGTAATGCCGTCCTTGTGGATTCCGACTGATGTTGGGCTCCTCCTTGATCCTGATTTCGTCGCTCTGGGATATTTCCGAAACTTCCGGACGTACCAGATCGCGAAGATCGGTGATGCAGAAACCCGAATGATCCTCGCTGAATGGGGAGTGGAGATGCGGAACCCGCTCGGCCACATCCTGTTCAACGGCATCAAGCAGGGCGCCGTCATTACGTAAGAACTCCTCGCCGTACGGCAATTGGGTGGTGGAATTTCCCAGTTCCACCACCCCTTTTCGGAGGTAGACATGCCGTTTAAGTCGCAAGCGCAGCGAAATTTGTTCTACGCCGCCGAAAATGATCCTGAGGTTCGGAAACGTACCGGAATATCCAAAGGGGTTGCGAAGAAATTTACTGAGCATGATGAGGGGGGCAAGCTGCCTTATCACAAAAAGAAAAAGAAGCACTCACCGGGTGCCGGTATTCTTTCAAAGTCCCGTAACTAGAAAAGGAGAAATAATATGGCATGGTTCTTAGTTCAGGGAATTCCAGCCGGTGATCCGGGTGGACAGCCGCAACCGCCTCTCGGCATTTGGGGTCCGAATGATCCTCGACCGACTAATCCGATCGCTGGTTGGAATCCCGGTACCGGCACGTTTCCGCCCGGTGGTGGAATGCCGCCGCTCGGTATTTGGGGGCCGAACGATCCGCGCCCGACAAATCCGATTGCCGGATGGAACCCCGGCACTGGGACGTTCCCACAGCCTCCCGGCATCTGGGGACCTCCCGGCCCGTGGCCTTCGCCTCCCATCGTGATGCCGATTCCGCCGGATACTCCTGGTTGGCCGCCCGAAGGTGGTTCAGTCGCGATCATTCCGGCAGGCACCACGTTGATTTCGACGGCGGACATCGAAATCCCCAATCCGGCAGACCCGGAGAATCCGTTCAAGATTCCGGCCGGGACGACGATTGTTACCAGTCAGGCAATTTTGGTTCCGACCGGTTATGAGCCGCCGACTGGAAGCGGTCGTCCGCCGAACGTGGTGACTCCGGTTAAGGAAAAATAAATCATGATTGATCGCGACCTCTACTTTGATGAAGTACGTTCCTCATTGTTTGAGGGCGCGATGACACAGCAACAGGTTGACGGTCAGAGCGTCATCCTCGCGCTGTGGGAATATCAGGCTACCGGAACTCCCATGAAGGATATTCGGTGGCTTGCCTATATGTTGGCTACGACTTTTCATGAAACGGCTACTAGAATGTGGCCCATTCGTGAATATGGGCAGGGCGCTGGGATGAAGTATGGAACCACCTATTACGGTCGGGGCTATGTTCAGCTTACGTGGGAAGAAAATTACCGAAACGCGTCGGCGGCGCTTGGACTCATTGATGACCGCGATCTTGTCAATCATCCTGATATTGCTCTGGACAGTCTTATTGCTGCACGTATAATGTTCCGAGGCATGGCTGAAGGATGGTTTACAGGCCGCAAATTAGGTCAGTATTTCGATGAGGATACTGATGACCCGATCAATGCTCGCCAGATCATTAACGGCAATGACAAGGATGAACTTATTGCCGGGTACCACGATTTGTTCCTAGCCGCTCTGAACGCAGCTAGTGTTCCGCTTACTACTTGACAGGCACTACGGGGTGTGCTACTATGGCTGAGTCAAAGTTCGTATACCGCAACAGTGGAGGAGTTCGTAGGACTTCAATATGGGATGACGACCGCCCAGATAGGCTCGTCGTTCATACTGAAATGGATCTGGGCCGCATTTCTGAGAATAATCAAGAATTGCGCGAATTGCACCCTAGACGGAGTGCCAATAAGCTCTTGGCCAGAGGGGTGCCACTCACAGTCGCTGAACAGGCGATACGAGAGCAATGGGATGAACGAGATTGGGCTAAATGGCTCGATGATCCCGCTAACGCAATCTTTCGTGTTTGGCCTGGCAGAGTGGGTAGATGAGTGCAATCAGCGACTTCTGCAATACCATCAGATCATGGCTTAATTTAGGCCCGGAAGTTTACGCAGACCCGCTGGTTACATCGTGGGTCCGAATGGCTGAGGAGTACCTTTCGGAGAATCTGCGTGTTAAGCATATGTTGCAAATTGACTCCTCATCGATTATTGATAATCGTGTTCTATTACCTTCTGATTTACAAGAACTGGACTCTATTCGCTTTGCTGGCAGCAAGCCTCTTATTTATAAGCCTCGCGGTTATTTTTACGCTAAAGATTATTCTAATACTGATAGATATACTATTATAGGTAATTATCTTGTGCTGGATGGCGTTGATGAGGTGAACGGAACGCCTGTTGAGATTTCGTATTATCAGAGCATCCCTCCGCTGGAAGAAGGTCCAAATTGGTTATTGCAGTATTATAGTCGCCTTTATGTAGTTTGTACGCTTTGGCATGCTTCGATGTATGCTATTGAAGATGATCGCGGGGAAAGTTGGGGCGCGGCTACCAAAGACTTTGTGTCAGATATGAATACTCGGCACCAAGTTGGGAAGGCCGCTGGTTCAGCGCTTATCAGCAAGCGGAGATCATTCGGATGAGTGGCCTTTCTTCTATCGGCGAGAATATGGTGTTAGATGCGTTGTTGGCGGCACGGTTTATTTCACTGCATACGTCTGACCCAGGCAATGCAGGGTCAAACGAAGTAAGTGGGGGCGGTTATGCTCGGCAACCTGTTGCGTTTACTAAGACAGGGGCAAACCCGACCATCGCAGCAAATACCGCAATCATTCAGTTCCCGGTTGCAACTGTTAGTTGGGGCACCATTACATCTTTCGGATTATGGTCCGCAGCTTCCGGCGGATCTTTTTTAGGAGGTTGGCCGGTTACAACGTCAAAAACGATTGGGCCGGATGATTCAGCACGATGGGAAGCAGGAAAGCTAAGGATCGGAACGGATGAGTTGATTCCATAATGGCTGACTTAAGCGAGTCTGATTATGGGTTGGGCGATTATGGCGATGGGTACTACTCTCTTAGCCCAATTTGGTTATTTGAGTCTGCTGTTTCCATTCTTGTTGACGCTGATTCTGATCTTGCTGTGTCTGCTTTTGGGGGATTTGAAGCAACTGTTAGTATTTCATTGGACGCTGATAGCTCCCTTAGCGTTTCTGATAGCTTCGAATCTGCGGTTTCGATCCAATTTGACGTTCGTTCCATCGAGAATTTCGATGTGTTTTGGGAAGGTTGGGTTCCTATAACTGGGGGCGTTGGAAATTGGCAACCAATTGGACCGGATATGAGGCCAAATAAGCCATGGTCGACACTATAACTCCTAATCTAGGACTTACGAAGCCAGAAGTTGGCGCTTCTCGCGATGCGTGGGGCGCGAAGCTGAATGGTAATTGGGATATTGTTGATGGGTTATTGAATTCCCCAAATTTTGTGGGTGATCCTAAAGCTCCCACTCCTGCA